GGGGAAGGGGGAACCATGTGCTACTCTGAGGTCATGGAAATTTGGAGACACGACACGGCAGGCCACTACACCGCTGCCTACGCCACAGACCTTGACACGTTCAAGATCGCCCACTTCGTAGCTGACACCCCGAACCTCGGGGAGCTTCACAGCTACCTCGGAATAGGTCAGGGCATGCATCGTGAGGAGGCCGCGGACATCCGCATCCGTCCTGGGCAGATCACGTTCACGTCAGGGTCAATCCACAAGCACGAGATCAGGTGCGACACGACCGACTTCGAGGCTGTGGCCGAAGCTCTGCACGCCGGAATCCGCTGGCACATACGCCGTAACATGCTCTGAGACGCGCGAGAATCGATTCTGACGGACTAACAGGTACAGACCCTAGCTCTTGTACCCCCAGCTCTGCGAGGCCGTCAGAATCGATTCTGGGGCCTCCAGGAAAGTGATCAATCCAAACTTCTCACTTCTTGCCTACGATCTCGCTGCGGGGCAGGATAGTGGCCATGGAAGAGATCTACGAGGAAGCAACACAGGGCTTTGAGGTGGCGGAGGCTACGGCAGCCCGCATCCGGGACGCGTGGGACCTAGAAATCCACATCTCCGGGACGGGAGTCTTTGTGGAGGCCCGCCCCCAGCCGCCGTACGGGGTCCGCCAGACCCTCGGAAGTTTCAACACCATGCTGGAGGCCCAGAATTTCGCGCGGGCGTGGCTCACCGGACCCTACGGAGTAGCCAGGGACGTCCGATTCACCAAGATCAGCCATAATCTCTGCGGTATCGATTTTGAAGCCCTTATTCAGGATATCCAAGAGTACTTGAAAGGTGGGGGAAATGCCTGTTAAAGAGCTAGTCAGGCTTATATCCGAGTTGGGGGAGCAAGCTTGGGCCGAGGGGGAGTGGTCCATAGTTCACGGCCCTGGGGGCCGGAGCGTGCGGACATAAAGATGGGCATCAAACTGGAGGTAAGCGATGAGTATTAAAAGCCGTATTGAGATACTTGCCGAGGTTGTCGGAGAGCCGGAGATCACCGGCTATCTTGAGGGTTGCAGCCAAGGGACCTTGAACCACGTCGAGAGGTGCCTGTACTCTGTTGTAGCTGCCGGTGCCCACCCATCAGCAGCGTATCAGGCCCGCATCCGCGCGGGACTGATGGATGACATTTGGAGTTCAATTTGGGAGTGCGGCTACCATGACTATATGAAGGGTCTTATCCTCGACCGCATAGTTTTCGCGACTAGAAAGTATGGCCGCCATAACCAGGAACTCCGGAAGGAGCTTCGGATTCTCTCCAACCTGTGGGACAAGTCGAGCCTCCCGGGGGATTTGTACGAGGAATGCGAAATGGTTGAGTATTGGGACTCTCTATACCTAGAATCGCACTACCTCACTCCCAAGCCTTCACTAGAGGCTATTATGAACGTGGCTGGCCGAGCTGTGCACTACATCCGTACCGGTAGTATGGCCGGTACTGTCTCAGCTCAAGAAGCCGCAGATTACTTTGGGTGGGAATGATATGACTGTATCTGAACTTATTGACGTACTAATTGAGCACTGCGACCCTGATGATACTGTATATGCAGACTACAGCGGTTGCATATATGAGGTAGTAGAAGTAAGAACTAACAATGGAGAGGTGATTCTTGATGTCTTTTAAATCAAAGTACCCGGATGACTACATCCGTGAAAAGCGGAGTATTATTGCAGCTGCGGAGCTAACTTACGTCCGTAAGTCTGGGGATGGCTGTTTCAGTGCTGTTACTGGGGAGGGCGAGTACGCAATGCCTGATCTTGGGAAGGCTATCGACTTTGCTGCTAGCCATATTCTGGGAGACGGACCGCTAGACAGCGTGCAATTTTCTGCGAATGCTGACGACGAGTGGCACCCGGACATGCACATACTGTGCAGGGAGCTGGAGGAGGCTGGTAGGCGCCATAAGAAGTAAGCACTCCAAACTGTTCATTTCTTTCCTACGCCCTGAGGTTGCAGTAAGGTATTACCTGTGAGTTACTTCGAAGCCGCAACATCAGGGTATGGCCTGACACCCTACATGAAGCGTAGGATCGCTAAGTTCTTCCGCTACGCGGAGTCTACCAGAATCGACCGTGACGATACGGGCTACCATATCAGCATCGGCACGTTGTAGTACCCTCGCGAGCTATAGGGTTGAGGACTGTCTTCCACTCGCAGTAGCGGTCAAGTATGGGTCAGAGGTTTCTTGTACCATCGATATTGACGCTGCTGTTAGGGACAACAAGTATGCGCTTTCATAAGAACAAAAGAACTGATATAAGGAGCTAAAAATGACACTTACCGTAACAATCCTAATTGTCGTGGCAACCTTGGGCTTGGCAGCGATCTTGTCTAGCCCCTTTGCAGAAAAGCACCCTGCGTGTGAGACCGCTATGTTCATCATGATCTACGCATTTATTATGTCACTAGTGATCTCGGCCATCCTGTTGGTCCTCGGAATGCTTTTGGGGGCGCTGTGAAGCCCGCCGAGGCCGCTAAGCGGCTCAATGTTAGTATCGATCGTATCCGGGTATACTGCCGTATCGCCGGAATAGAGAAGCGCGGGTGTACGTACGATATCTCGGAGGAGACCCTCGATAGGTGGCGTAGGCACCCACCGGGTACCGCTCTGGACTACAGCAGCACCGTGGCAGGCCGAGTGCTGAGGGGGCAACCAATATCGGGAGAGAACTACGACCCTGATAACGAAGATGTACTACTAGCACGAGCGTATCGAAAACTGAAGCTAGACTTAGCTATCTCCAATACAGAGCTAGCCGAGGCTAAACGGGTGATCAACAAAGTTAGAGATTACATTGATGGCGTCTTCAATTTGTACGTAGATAACTTCCCAGACAAGTCGATAGATTACCTGGTTTTTACAGAACCAGAGCTCAGTATGCTCTCCGATATAGAAAGAATGCTATGAGCATATACAGGGCAAAAACACGACCATATGATCACCAACGTAAGGCTATTAAGAAGCTCCTGAATAATGGGTACGGGGGGGCGCTCCTTATGGAGCCCAGAACAGGGAAAACTAAGACCTGCATCGATTGGGCTGGGATTTTGAGGTCTCTACCTAGTAGAGACCTAGATATAGTGGTGGTATTTGCGCCCTCACCAGTGCTCCCGGTGTGGGAGCAGGAGCTGAAAGTTCATTGCGGGGTACCCTATGACGTGATACTTTGGGATGCTAAAGCACGATCCAAAAAGATCGTCCCTACTCCGGACGGTAAATTGCTGTGGGTGCTCGTTAATTACGAAGCTCTTTCGGCTGGAGGCCGCATTACTGAGTCTGGGAATGAGTCCGTTAAATCTGGTCGCGGCTGGGTAAAGAACACCCTCAAAAATCTCTGTGAAAAGCACCATGTAGCACTAGTCCTAGATGAGAGCCATCGTATTAAATCATGCTCCAGCAAGGCGGCCACGGCCCTATTTACACTGGGGTCAAAAGCTGACTATCGGGTCATTATGTCAGGTACTCCAATCACAAAACATAATAGGGCAGATGACATCTATTCCCAGTGGAAATTCTTGAATCCTAGAAGGTTTATGGACGTTCCCACGAAGATGGATTTCATGCGGAGGTATTCCAACATGGTACCTGATGGCTATGGGTACACCCAGTTCGAGGGTGTCCGTAATGAGGACGAGCTCAGGGATCGTATGATGGAGGACTCTTATACCGTCACCCGTGACGAGTGCTACGACCTTCCAGAGCGAACCTACGAGAGTATCCCAGTGGTCCTGTCGCCTGAGTCTCGGGAAGCCTATGACGCGATTGAGTCTTCCGGTGTGTGGGGGGAGACCACCGCCACACATGTACTTTCGAGGCTAACTGAGCTGACTAAGATCACCGGTGGACACGCTGGGGAAGACTGGGCTCCACTCGGGTCAGAGAAGATCGATGTCCTGCGGGGAATCATCGAGGACCATCTTGATGAGAACACGCCTCTGGTTGTGGCGGCCCGCTACAGGGCGGAGATAGTCTGGATCCAAGAACTCTGCCGCTCTCTTGGGGTACCATTCATGACTGTTCAGGGAGGGTCAGACACAGCCGCAGAGCTGGAGCGGTGGCGCTCTCTGGATGGCTGCCGAGTGATGATCCTGCAGCCACAGTCTGGGTCACTCGGTATCGATCTTAGAGAGTCGGATCATCTGGTGTGGTACTCACTGGTGTACCAGTGGACCGACTACTCCCAGACGTGCGATCGGATTGCGCTTTGCGAACGGCCCACTACAATCACACATCTACTCGCACAGGACACAGTCGACTGGGACATCGCTCGCATCCTCCAGGAGGACGGGGACGTCGTTGAAACTATTATGAGAGGTAAAAGTGACTGAGAGACAGTACCTAAGCGCTCTGCAGTATGTCAGGGACATTGGAGACGACGTAGTCGACCGCACTGGTGTTGGGGCCCGGTGGGCGCATGGGGTTTCGATGAAATTTTGGCTGACTGGTGGGCGAGTACCTCTGCTCCAGACGAAGAAGATTGACTGGAGAGTTCCCCTGGATGAGCTTCTATGGTTTATTAGAGGGGAGCATAACTCCAGAAGACTTGGCTCTAAGATTTGGGACCCTTGGGCAGACGCTGAGGGGGAGCTGGGACCGATCTATGGGGTCCAGTGGCGCGGAGAGGGGGCTTGTACTGTAGACCAACTTGATCAGGTGGTGTCGGACCTCCGGACTAATCCGAAGTCTAGGCGCCATGTGGTCTCTGCATGGATTCCGGATGACATAGCCAAGATGGCCCTCCCGCCGTGCCATACGCTGTTCCAGTTCAACACTGACTCAAGGGGGCGTCTTTACTGCTCCCTGTACATGAGGAGCGGAGATATGTTCCTCGGGGTCCCATTTAACATCTTCGAGTATGGCGTTCTCACCCACATGGTTGCCAGGCTTATTGGAGCGGAGGCTAGGCAGCTTAGTGTGTATATCGCTAACGCGCACATCTATAAAGATCACATGGATCAAGTAAACACGCAGCTTAATAGGGATCCGCTGTACGTTTTTCCGAAGTTGGAGATTGCTGGAGAACAGAAGTCCATCGATGGTTTCAAGATAGATGATTTTAACATCGTCGGATACCGTCCCATGTCTAGGATTAAAGCCCCAATCGCAGTTTAAGGAGTTGGAATGGAGTCAATTTTCAATCACCAGGAGTACCTCATGGAAGAGGTGTATAAGATTGGTCACGACAGCAAGTCACAGATTGAATGCTACAGGACTACAACTCTGGCGACTGTAGACGAACTGATGGAGGCCCTGCATCATGCCCCCTGGAAGCCCTGGTCTAAGCGGGAGCTGTGGGACTGGGAAGAGCTTCATGCCGAGCTTGCGGATGTCTTCACCTTTTTTATTCAGCTGTGTGTTCTGGTCGGTATCGATGCAGACAAGCTAAAGAAGCTGTACTTCCAGAAGTCTAAGATCAATAAGGCTAGGCAAGACTCCGGGACCTATGGGATTGATGATTCAGACTTTAGGATCACACAGAGCCAGCTCGAAGAGTTGTATAGTGTAGCCGAAAACGGGGACTGCACTACATCTAAAGTCGGGTGTCTTATTATGTCCGATGATGGGGATGAGTCGTGGGGGTGGAACGTGTCTGTAGATGGTGAACCATGTACTCACAAGGCATCCGAAGGATGCCCAGGCAGAACAATCCATGCTGAGATCTCAGCGCTGTCTCAGGCCGCTCTGTTGGGGCATAAGATTCCGGGGAGTACAGCTTTCATCACTCAAGAGCCATGCGATAGGTGCTACGCAACATTGCGCGCCGCAGGCGTAGAGGGCTTCTGGGTGGTGTGACCATGATAATTATCGAAGGTCCCGACGGGGCCGGTAAGTCGACCCTTATCCATAGCCTCCAGATAGTGTACCCCACGCTAAAACTGGCTCCAAGGTCTTGCACGTCACTTGCAGGCCCGCTCAGTGGGGACGATCTTATAACCTGGCTGAAGAGGTATGGCGCCATGGACGGGTACATCTACGACCGGCACCCATGTATTTCCGGCCCTGTGTACGACGCCGTGTACGCAGACCCCCCTGAGGAGCGTACGTGGCCGTGGATTCAAGGTACGTTCTATGAGCTTAGAGAGAACGCTACGATGGTTTATTGCAGGCCGCCGCGCCGTGAAATCATCCGAGCGGTCAACGAGAGTGCTCAGATGAGTGGCGTTGAGCGAAAAATCCATCGAATTATTGACACCTACGATGCCATCATGAGTAGCATGGTTCCCCATGAGCGATATGACTGGACGAAGGATGAGCTGCCGAGTCTGTAACGGGCACTACGGAGCGGCGGGAGACCACTACGCACCCCCTAGCGGTCTCCCCCACACTGTGCTCGTCACTGATGTCTCGAGAGACCCGGCGTGGGTCAAGGACGTGTGGGAGCTGCCTGAGGAGCCTGTTATCGTGCCGGCTCTCGGTGTCCCTACATGGAAGCATCCATCAGCCGAGGATGCCGCCAAATGCGGGGAGCATAGGCTTAGGTACTTGGTGGCTGGTAAGCGGGTGTTGGCTGTTGGACCTGTGGCCACAGCGGCTATGCTTGGCCCCGGTAGACACGCTATAGGTAGGTGGCATGGGGATGTTATGCCGGTGCCGGGGCTATCTACGGCTACCCGACGTGAGAGACTTACAGGGGCATATATGGCCCGCTCCGGCCTCCACGCGGGATGTGTAGACCCGAGACATAAAGGTGTGGTGGGGGCCTGGGAGGTCATTTCGATGATGGATTGTGCCATAAGCGCTTCTTGGGACCTAGAGACTGACGGCCTAGACCCTCGTGGCAACGGAGACATACTGTGTATGTCTATCACATTGTGTGACAATGACGGAATCATCGGTACCTACACCTTAGTCGGATCCGACATCCGTTTTATGGCGGGCTACAGCAGGTGGCCGCAGGATACGGCGGCCCACAACGGGAAGTACGACCAGCTGTGGTGCTTCGAGAAATACGGTGCATGCCCCCCAGTGACATGGGATACGATGCTGGCAGAGCACCTCATTGACTCCGAGGGTCCAAAGAGCCTGAAGATCCTGGGGGCTAAGTACCTGGCAGTCCCCGATTGGTCTGTAGACGTAAAGAACGCGGCAGACCTCCCTCGGGAATTGCTCTATACGTACGCGGCCATGGACACAGCTGTGACAGCTGAAATTCGTCGTCGCCAGCGCTGTGATGGGCGGCTGCTGAATGACCTCCTGATGCCAGCCAGCAAAGCGCTCATTTCCGCTGAGCACTTTGGGGTTGGGCTGGACAGGCAGGGGGCCGAGTCCCTTAGGGTAGATCTCATGAAAAGAGCTGACGAGATTACCGAGGAGGTATCAGCCTACGGGCAGTGCAAGACTCCCAGTGAGATCTCTACCCTGCTCTACGGGACTCTTGGTCTGCCTGTACTGGAACGTACCGATACGGGCCGGCCTAGGGTTACCGGGTCGATCTTGAAGCGTCTCGATCACCCTGTAGCGGAAATGATCGCAGAACGCCAGAAGATTCAGAAGGGAGTTAGTGCGTTCCTCACGCCGTGGCTGAGGGCCACAGCTGGGGTTACTGACCCTCGGCTGTACAGTACTTTTCGTCTTGCCGGAACTGCTACGGGTCGTCTGTCGAGCGGCGGAGTTGAGGGATCCGCAGGGATTAATCTTCAGCAGATACCTCGAGACAAAAGATTTAAGCGGTTGATTTGCGCACGCAGGGGGTACACTCTCGCCGAGTTGGACTACTCTCAGATTGAACTCCGCGTGGCGGCCCACCTAGCCGGTGAACCTACTATGCTGGAAATCTACCGGACTGGTGGCGACATTCACACCCGGACCGCGCAGGCAGTGACAGGACGTGAGGAAGTCACAAAGGTGGAACGAACGAAAGCTAAGGCGGTGAACTTCGGCTTCTTGTACGGTATGGGGGCTGCATCCTTTAAGGACTATGCGCGCGACGGCTATGGCGTGCACCTTACCGATGAAGAAGCTTATGACTATCGTAAGAAGTTCTTCGAATTGTACTCGGCGCTCCCGAAGTGGCACGAGCGCACTAAAGAAGCAGCGTTTAAGAACGGTTATGTGGAGACATTGTTTGGGCGCAGGCGGCATTTGGATGGGATCAAGTATGGCTGCGGATCTGAGAAAGGAGCAGCTCTTAGGCAAGCAGTAAACACATCCGTGCAGAGTGTGGCATCAGATATGATGGTCCTTGCGCTTGGACTTATTCACAGGCTTGTCGTGTGCGGACCATACGATGCAAAAATTGTGGCTACAGTCCACGACAGTGTTCTTCTTGAGATTGCGGAAGACGAGGCTGAGCTAGTGGCCAGGAAAGCTAAATACATTATGGAGCATTTGCCGTTGAGTCATTTTAAAGTTAAATTGAACGTCCCTATTGAGGCCGGCCTTTCTATTGGTCCGCGATGGGGTGAGATGGAGGATCTATGAAGATTTATGCTGAGGGTAGTTTGCCCGTTGATAAGACTGGAACCCCTGTAATTAGTCAGTCTCTTGTAAATGCCTGGTGCCAAAATCCGATTAATGTCTACTACCGATACATCCTAGGACTGTCCCCGAAGGAGGTTCCTGAGCACATTATCCGAGGACTCTGGATCCACGAGTGTCTTGAGGCACTCTATAAGGATGAAACTTGGCAGGCGATTCATAATAAATGGCTCGGGAAATACGGCGGGTCAGAACTATCAATGGAGATTTACCGGACTGTACGAGGTTATGAGTATTACTACGATACAGAAGATTGGGAGATACTAGCTGCTGAGCTTCCACTAGAAGCCAAGCTACCTAGCGGGTTCAAGTTTGTTGGAAAGCTTGACGCCCTAGTAAAAACATCTGATGGCAAGTGCCTAGTTGTGGATCACAAAACGACGAAGCGCATTAAGCCGCTTGAAAAGCAGTTGGTCCAAATCCAAGCCCCTATGTATATGTGGCTCTGCGAGCAGAACGGGGTGCACGTAGACGGATTCGTGTGGGACTACCTACTAACTCCTGGCCCCCGTCCGCCACGGTTTTTGGCTGGTGGTTCAAGGTTGGCCGCGAAGCAGCCTAATACCGACTACCCGACCGCCTTTGAGGAGACTATGAGAGCTGAATACGTCTTCGGTGATGATTTTACTCCGCACCCCAGGCATCGTGCGGAAGTTGATCGGATGCTGGAGTTCCACAAGGAGGTCCGGCAGAGCGGGAAGCATCCGGAGGCTAGTAATATTTATCACCGCCGATTTGTGCCAGTATCCGAACAGTGGGTAGATGCTACTGTTCGGCGTGTCACTAAAACAGCTCAGGACATGTGGGACTACGATTGGTCTGACGAGGGCACTATTCAAATGTCCCCGGATGCCTATTTCTCGACCGGCGAGGACTATATTGACTTGATTACAGCGTATCTTATGACTGGAAGCTCTGAAATGGTGGCGCTACAGCGCTATACGAAATCAGACCCTATGGAGAGGTATAAATGAGTAAGATTATCAAGGCGGGTACATCAGCGCCTAGGATGCCTAGGTATTTGGTGTATGGCCGTAGCAAGCAGGGTAAAACAACATTTGCTTGCACCGCGCCTAACGTACTGGTTCTCGACCCGGAGTCTGGCACCCGGGAGGGGTCAACCCCAGTGGACGTCTACCCAATTGAGAAGTGGCAGGATTGTGACGATGCGCTGAAGTTTCTACGCGGTTCCGCCCATGGGTACGATTGGATTGTCGTGGACGGACTCACACGAATCAATCAAATGTCGCTCAAGCACGTCATGCGCCTCGGGGAGGAGGCTGATCTTTCCAGGGTACCAGGTATGGTGCAGCTGAAAGATTATGGTAGGGCTGGCGAGCTTATGAAAGGCCTTCTGCTGTCACTCCACACCCTGCACGGTGTGGGCATCGTGTATACAGCTCAGGACCGTATGGAGGCTCCGGACATGGGCGACGATGACCTTTTGGATGAGGACGCTCAAGTCCCCGGAGCCCGGTATGTCCCCGACCTACCAAAATCGGTGCGCGGCGCAGCTACGGCTATGGTAGATTGCATTGGTAGGGTTTACAGTGTGAGCGTCACCGGACCTCACCCCAAGACCGGCAGGGAGATCACTCAGCGACAGCATAGACTGTGGATCGGCCAGACGGAGCAATATGATACCGGATACCGTTCCCCTCACAGGGGGATCCCGGACTACCTTCGTAAGCCATCGGTTCCGAGGCTCCAAGAGCTTCTCGAGACCGGAAAAAACAACTAACACTATTAAGGAGCTAAAATGTCCAAAATCACTATTGACTTCTCGAACGTCCGTGAAGGATCTACCTTCTCCCCTCGCCGCCTCCCTGAAGGATCCTACCTTGCCGCGGTGGCCAAGGTTGAGCAGAAGGAGTCCAGCAAGGGCAACCCAATGTTGGTGTTTACCGTTATCCCTGTGGAGCACCCAACCGCTGTGTACCCCTACTATGTTGTGCTTGCCGATAACCAACTGTGGAAGCTGCGTGCTCTGCTGATTGCAGCGGGTAAGGAGGTTCCGAAGCGGAAGGTTACGATCGACCCAGATTCTCTCGTGGGTAAGAATATCATGATTGACTTGGAGGATGATGAGTGGGAGGGTCGAGAAAAGAGCGCCATTGCAGGGGTGTTCAAGCCCGAGGTTCAGACATCTGAGCCTTCGTCTGACGACGAGATTGAGTTCGACGTCGACGAAATCTGAGATAGTCAGTATAAACTAGGGAGGGGCTTAGGCCCCTCCCTCAACAGTAGGGTCCAAACATGCAGCCAGAATACCGTATTGTCCAAAACATCAAGAAGCTCATTCGTGCCCGCGGAGGATGGGTGGTTAAGATCCACGGCGGGCCATACCAGGACGCTGGAACACCAGACCTTATTGCCTGCTACAAAGGCAGGTTCATCTCAATTGAGGCTAAAACAGCCCGAGGTGTAGCCAGGCCGGAACAGAAGGTAGCGCAGCGAGCTATCACAGCAGCTGGTGGTTACGCCATCATCACTCATCTGATTGGAGAAGTAGCTGATGTCCTCGACGAAATCGACCAGCTTTGATGTACTAGCCCGTATCTGGGGGGATACGGAGGGCTACGTATGGCTCCCATGGATAGAGGCCGGCTCATGGTCTAAGCCGGGTGGCCCCAAGTATCACGAAGGGCGAGCGTGGCGCTGGCCGGAGCAGTCTAATGAGATTAAGATTCTCATGGCACAGCATGAGGACGACGACCAATACTTCACTCCAGGTGTTTTCGACGCCCCCCGTCGTGTCACACAGCACGCCATACCAGTTCCGTGGCTGTGGGCCGACCTAGACCCAGTAGACCCAACCACTATAAGTGGTCTGACACCAACCATCGCCTGGGAGACCTCCCCCGGAAGGTATCAGTGTGTTTGGGAAATGCCATACCCACGGGAAGGAGCCACCGAGCACGGGGGACCAAGCCACAAGCTGACAAGCTACATAGGTGCTGACCCATCTGGGTGGGACTCGACACAGCTGCTCCGTGTACCCGGGTCGGCCCACACTAAGACCGATAAGCAAATCGGCAAGCTGATGTGGGCGGACGGTCCTAGGCTTCACTGGAAGCAAATCTCTGAGCTACCAGAAGTCCCCACTCGGGACGGGGACGTTGCTATGCAATCCTTGTCCGAAGAGGCCATCCGTGCAGTGGATAGGGCGTCCGTGTGGGCTCGGGTTCGTCCCCTAGTGTCTACCCATACCCGGGAGCTTATGGCCTTGAGGGATGCTACAGGTCTCGACCGGTCCGAAGCTCTCTGGTCTGTAGAGCGCGACCTCGCAGATTCCGGATGCTCAGCACTGGAGATTGTTGCTCTGGTGATGGGTACCCCGATTGACAAGTATCAGGGTAGGGGCGACCATCTGAGGCGTCTTTCTATAGAGGCATCTAGGGCTGTTGCTGAGCGCCCTTCCGAGTCCCTCGAGGGCGGCGCTCTACCGGAGGGCGTTCCTATGTGGGCCTCGGACCTGGCGTCAATTAATATCCCCCGTCCAAGGTGGCTTATTGAGGGAATATGGACTCAAGGCGGGTGCGGCTTCGTGTCTGGAGCACCTAAGAGCTACAAGTCTTGGCTATCTCTGGACATGGCCGTATCAATCTCCGCAGGTAAGCCTCTTCTGGGCAAGCATCGTGTAGTGTCTCCCGGGCCTGTTCTGTACCTTCAAGAGGAGGATTCTCTAGCAACAGTGGTAGACAGGTTGGAGGCTATTGTAGAGGGCCGGGCCCCGAAGTCTCATTGGGGGGGGACCCTCGAGGCTGACAGCCAAGGAAGAGTCAGTTGGGAACCTTCTGATGGACTACCGATTGATGTTCAGGTCCACACCGGGGTTGTTTTGTCAGATCCTCGATGGATGGCTTGGCTATCCGAGAGGGTCAGGACCTATGAGTACCGAGCTGTCGTGATCGACACCCTCACCACCGCAGTTGGGGATGTCGACCTAGATAAGGCTGTAGACCTTCAGACGAGGGTTCTTCGCCCCCTTCGTGAGATCGCCCAGACGTATGGATGTGCTGTGATTATTGTGCACCACAGCAGGAAGAACACTCAGAGTGGACGTCGGGGGTCCAACATGCTGGGGTCTGTGGCCCTCCACGGCTGGGTGGATTGCGCCTTGTATCTTGATCGGGACGAGGAGTCTGATGTTATTACGGTGTCTCCAGAGGGCAAGCACGACCCGGCTGAGGGGTGGAGCATGCGCGTGCCTCGCGTACACCGTAACTGGGCAACAGGCGATAGGACAGTGTGGGCTCCGGAGATCGTAGATGGCATAACAAAGGCGACTACTCCGAAGGTGGCTGGCGGCAAGATCGCGGAGGTAATTCGTAGCATGGGCGGCACTGCTAATGCTGAAGACTTGAAGAGCGTAGTAGGTCGCGGGTTCTCGCGACAGATCGCAGCAGCGCTGTCTAATGGCCTCGTTCAGGAGGTAGCTCGGGGAGTGTTTGCCGTAGTCAAGCCGAAATGAGCAATTAAAACTGACCGTTTATTTACAACGCGGATTGGGCAGGATAGTGTTTAAACCATGAAAGACATCAAGTATCTCGAAGATCTGATTCTCGACTACGGAAAAACCTTCTACGGGTCTGAGGGCCCGGGATACGCCGCTAAGAAATGGGTTGAAGCTCTCCCCTATGCGGACCTCGCCGACTTCCACGAGTGGTTTCACCGAGGGTTCTGGTCGCCAGATGTCGCTAAGGCTCTCTCAAATGCGGATGTCTACCCCTGGGAGGTCACCTCTAGTACCGCCTATGACCTGTGCAATGGGGACCTTGAAGTCCGCACCTATCTGAGTCAAAGAATCTAGCTAAAAACTGTAACTAAACAACTAACAAGGAAGACTACTATGGATAACGGTTATGTGAAGAGCACCAAGGTTTGTTACGGAGTGGTCGACGACCTCACCACGTGCCTCGCGGCTAATGCGTCTGCCGCTTGGCGACGGCTCGGGCTCCCGGAGGAGTGCCATGACTGCACGGTCACGCTTCGCGCATGGATGGCCGTGAGTTTGCAGGCGTACTACACTGTAACTCTCGACTACGATGAGGAGACCGAAGTCTTCGTTGTAGAGGGATACAGTGTCCCGGTTAGATCGGCAGACGGAATGGACTGGGCGGAGTCTGCCGAATCTGGGATCTGGACCACCGTGTCCGACATGGTTGGTGAGGACGCTGCGGATGTGCTCACCGGGGGAGACCTCGTGCGGTGGATGCGTGTGACTTCACGATGACATCTATCGGTAGGTGCCCCTATGAGTTTCTGGAGACCTTTACGGTAAGAGACCTCCAGCAAGGTCGACTGAAATACGCTGAGCTGGCTCTCAAGCACCTGCGGGCCATTGGTATTGACGACCCATACGTGACGCACTACGCCAAAGTTAGGGTTTCACCTACTGGTACTAATGTGGCTGCAATCACTATATCCCTGCTCCTATACGGGGAGGTAGTGTACACCGATACAATCGCGGTAGATGCACAGTCGTGGCTCGGGGTTTTGACAGTAGCTCTGGAGTATATCTCAGGAGCCCTTGGACGAGACTTCGGTGACAGAGTGACTAGGAGACAGGCAGTCCGTATGATGGAGTGGCTCGAATCAGTTGCAACTATACATGGAGAGACTGCGATGGCTGAGGCATCAGGAGAGTGTGCAGTATAGATTGCGCGATTTTTTACATGGCAGGGACGACAGAGTAATGTATACATCGTCAGAAAGACAGATAAATGAGACTCAAATGAGCACCATCGCCACCATCGCATCCGACTACAACATGCAGCCCTACGAGCTGGCGGCCTTCCTCGACCTCGGGCACAGCTACGACGAGCACGAGGAACTTGGCGACGAGGAAGCGTAAAACATCGTGGATCTCCTCGAGTATGACCTCCAGCACAACCGCTGAGGTACGGATAACCCCCGGGCTGATGCCCGGGGGTTTTTATTATTACCAACCTAGGAAGACTGGGATATTGAGGATCAGTCTACCGTGCTCGTTCTCTAGGTTAGATGACCAGACCTCAATTTCAGAGCCTTTAGCGGTCTTGTTGATCCACACGTTGCCGCCCGTCAGGGTAAGCGACTCCGAGATGTTTTTCACGCTGTACTCTCCACCATCAAAGGTCGCAAGCTTCTGCGGCCACGTTGTACCAATAGCCTCATCAATACGGAGGTCCAGATGTATGTTTCCCGCCCCATTTACTGCTATCATCGTGACCCGGCCATCCGGATTATGGTCGCCGGAACCCGATTTCACCCCGGGCGTAAATTTTCCGGTTAGCTCCACGGACGGGCCGGGAGGTCTCGGCACAGTAACTGTAATTTTTATTTTGTCCTGAACAATGCTAAGACGGGAAGAGTAGCCTCTTCCATGTTCGAAGGCTATAGGCCAGAACTGCGGATGGGGCACCTTGATATCAAGGTTGGTTCCCCCGGTGACCTCTCGCGGGGTGATGCTCCCAACGTTCGCGTACCACACGGTTCCACCCTTGATGCTGCCCCCTCCGGGACCGGCCGGACCAGTCGGGCCTTGATCGCCCTTCGGACCCGGGTCACCTTTAGGTCCAGGGTCTCCCTTGGGTCCGGGGGGCCCTTGTCTGCCCTCGTCGCCTTTAGGCCCTGGGTCTCCCTGAGGCCCTTTAGGACCCGTCTGCCCGGGAGCCCCTTCGGGACCCCGATCCCCGGGGAGACCTCTATCCCCCTTAGGGCCAGGCTGACCTTCCTTACCTCTTTCACCGGGCGGACCCTGGACACCGGCCGGCCCTTGCTCGCCGTCATTTCCAGATGGTCCGCGAGGACCCTCAGGACCGGGATCACCTTTAGGCCCACGATCACCAGGCGGTCCTTGGCGACCAGGCTCCCCCTGCGGACCCGCCGAGGTAGGGATATCGTAGACTTCCGTAGAGTTCTGACCCACCACCGTGAGCTTGGTCCCCTCGAGACGGACGGAGCGCACTCCCGGGATGTAGGTGCCGTTAGTGGGGGGCGGCTGAGTCCCCTCCTGAGACGCCATCCCTCCGATGTCGTAGGTGCGGTCTGGTTCTACCCGGATAGGAGCATACGTCCGCGCAGCAGTGCCAGATGACAGCTGCAGGGTCCACGTCACGCCCGCCACTAGATGGATCTCGCCCACATCCCCCGTGGGGTACACCCTCCTCGTAACCGGGGACACCCCCACAGAGATTCCCCCCAGCGTCGCAACCCTCTCATGCGGCGTGGCCGTGAGCCACCACACTGTTCCGTCATCCTTGATCTGCGTCACACGGCCTGTTATTCTGCCTGTCGCCATATAACCTCCAAACAAAGAGCCCCCGACCGCTCGGTCGGGGGCTGCGGACACCACCTACTAGCACATTATAGCATGAGCAGGCTCAACTGATCATTTATTGCGGAGCCTCCTCGGGAACGTTACGCTAATACCCATGAATCAAACCTACTTGAAGTACATCCTGCCGGCACTCAGCATCGTAGTCGGTATGACCATGTGTGTCGCCTACTCTCTCGAACAAGATGAACCGTTCATGCTGTGGGGGGGACTCCTGATGATCACGGCGGTGTCCATGGCTCTTTACGCCATGTGTGAGTCTTGGGAGGACCGGTGAGAAATACACGAAAACTCTATGCCTGGTGGGTTGAGGCTGATTTCTGGTGGGTCACTCCATCCGTGTTCGGAATTTCAGCAGTAGTGCTGGCCGTCCTAGATGCCATTGACCCTTACACGTCGGACTATCGGATGTGGGGAGTAGGTTGTGTAGCGGCCATGCTCTCTTACTCCATCCATGTCGGTCCTAAGCCCTAACGCAGAAAAGGCCCCCCCCCCGAAAGAGGGGCCTTTCCTCTTAAGTTACTTACCAGCAACCCGGTCGGAGTCGGCAACCGACGTAAGAATCGATGCCAATCCGGCAGCAGCTGCCACAGACAGAGTCTGCACCCAGTCCACAGACAGAATGCCAACAGCACCGACGCCCAGAACAGCTACGACGCTCTGAGCGACGGTCTTCAGAGCGCGCTCGGCAGCACCGACCCAAAATTCGCGAGTAAACATACTCACCTTACCTCTCTCTTCGATTTCCCCGTGACGGGGCTCTTCTGCGATGCCCGGAGCGGACACCGGTCGGAACAGGATCTCCTGTTCCCACCAAAGATTCTCATGCCAGTCGTCCATGATGGATGGGTTAACCCCGGCCTGAACCACTAGATGGACCGGTACATCATGCGGAACATGCGGCGATTCAAGCTCTCGCACTACCGTACCGTCCACAGACCACGTTATCTTCCCCGAGTCTACCTCCAGTCTGTAACGGTGCCACTCTGACACGTCGACATCCACCATCAGCGGGAGATGATCTGGCTTGCCCGTCTCAGGATCCGGCCAGTGGAGGTTAGTCATCGTGCGACCGTCACCGACGCGGCCCTCCAGTATGTTGACCTCGCCTCTGGGCCAGATCTTGTCATCCTGCGGCCACAGCATGGCTACCAGCTCCACCCGGTCGGTGGCCGGCGCTTTCAGGTCGAACTCCCACGCGCCCTTAGCAGGGGCGTTGTAGGTGCCTGACCACGAAGGGCAGAGCAGTGAGTCATCCATAGCGTGCTGATGATCCACCGTAGCAGCCCTGAAAAGTTGGTACGAAGCCCTATCGAACTTAAAGCCAAGCCGGAATGTCCTGCCGTCCTGCTGGAGCGTAACCATTTCCTGACTGAATCGACCCATTGTCCCATGAGCGGGACGTTGGGCCGACCACCCGCCGTAGGTAGTGTAGCTAAGTAGCTCAGTTCTCACCCTCTATCCTCCTAATTCTCTCCGAGAAATCATCTAGCCTCGAGGCAGCCCTAGACATCTCGGAGGTGATGCGCTCGTTCAACAGAATCGTGTGGCGGTTAAAACGCCCAATCTCAGCATCTTGGCGCTTTTGTGCTTCCTTAATTATCAGGATCATCTCGGCGTTCTGCTTGCTGATATTAAGAACCCGTTTAATGTCGTCCCTAAGGGAAGATCCGCCATTAGTGTACTGCTGGGATAGGACCTCAGCGGTGTCACGCGCAGTCTTATCAGCCTGACGCCGAAGGTCTCGTACTTCAGCAAGTACCTTCATACCACCGAAAAGCGCTGTAAGAAGAGCGGCTAGACCTGCCAAAAGTCCCCCTAGCAGCTCCCATGGGGGAGCTGGAATTGTGATCACTGCCCCATCTTTTCCAGGATGGCTTCTACCCCTGCAGAAAGCTTGTCGATCTTGGCATCAAGCTCCCTAACTTTAGTTTTGGTGTCCGCGATTTCCTGGTTCAGCGGAACCGTACCTTCAGGGTCTCCGCGACGGACGTCCGCGAGGTCCTGTGACAGCTCTCGCACACGTACCGCCAAATCTCGGATAACCTCGTCGAAACGCCCAGCGTTCGGGATATACGTGGCCCACACGGAGTTGTCTACGATAGACGCAATCCTATTTGCAGTTTCTTCATTCATTTCCAAGTCCTCCTGACCGTAGGTATTAAAGTTTAGCGCCGGAATTGATCCGTAAATGTCCTCAAAAAATACGTGAATATGGTCCTCGTGTCGGTCACTGACACCAGACCGGCTACCACTAAGCTGAGACCATGCTCCGTACCGTGTCTTCCAGATGCGATTCTGCCAAATAATGTGGCGAATATGCATCTGTTTGGCGTTAGCCACAAGCCACGCCAAGACTGCCTCCCCGGCTTCTCGGTACTTCCCGTCTGACTTAACCCCAACCTCAGGAGCGCAGATAATATCGAGCGCCCTACCAGTACCATGCTCATCAGGCCACTGACCAGAGTCTGGATACGCCCCACTAATCGTGTGTTCATCCCACCCTCGGCCAATCCAAATTACTGGGAAAGTCTTCCTAGTCCCCCAATAAATAGAAGACGCAAGGGACTTAACAATAGCCTTAGAGTTGCTGTTCAAATACCTGTCCCAATCGATAGGAGCTCCCATGTAATCACCTCCTAGTCCATCCAGTACATGCCTCCATGTGGCACTCGCTGCACCACATGGAGGACCCATCAAAGTACAATTTAGCTCCAATAAAGCCGCAATCGGGGCAGTCAGCTATAAGAATAAAATTCACCGCATCCACAGGACCACCGCAGACACCGCTGCTGAACCTCCAGTCAGAGCCCCGCCAGATGCTAGATATGCCTGCGTAGACACAGTAAGATACTGCCCGAGACTTGACACATAGAAGGGCCAGGTAATCCCAGCGGGGACGTCGGCTGAGCCCATCATGGACATCATCTGTGGACTGTACTGGCCACCGCACTGCATACGTCCATAGCACCACCCAGCAGCCTGGTTAGCATCATACCGTGGGGCGATAGTACCCCCGGCTAATACTACTGCCCTGGTAGCCCACGGGGCGCACGGGATCCCCACACTAGCAGCGTCACCCCACGACGCACTAGGCTGCCACGACCCGTTACTGTTTGAGTAGGACTGCGCACTAATCTGCTCACGCAGAGCATCAGGTCCGATAAGCCCTCGTCCAATCTCCAATGCGCCGTCGAAAATGGCCGACCCAGAAACATGAAGAGTCCCTCTGGACATTTTGATGTCACCCGACCCGATGGTGGCTGCGAACTCAGCCATTCTAGATTCGAGCATATCCAAGCGGTCTACAACAGCCCTCAGCCCCGCATCGTTACTAGGTCTGTCGATAGTCCTAGGATCAATAGCCACTCGTAACTCCCTGAAGGATAGGCTTAATTTTTAGGATCTGGCCGGATACCGGGTCCGGGTCCGCAACCCAACCGAGCAGCCTAGCCCGCAAATTCATGTTAGCTTCTGGCAGGTCCGCATTTCTAAGTTCTACTTCAATCATATCACCAATTTCGAAATCACGGGTAGGAACACAGTCGTCTAGCAGAACCTCAATAGCGTAAGATGAAGTCCCGTCTTGCTGATTTGCCCTAGCTGTATCCACATAGCCCTTGATGATGTCGGGATTTTTCGACCCGGTATCAGGGCTCCACCGTCTTTCAACTCGGAGGAAGTTGGCGGCTAGATAAGTCTCCGCCTGAACAGTGTACATATACCGCTCGTCGCCCTCGCGATTAGCAGTGCCAGTAAATATGGTAGCCCCTTTACCGTCTGTGTAGTCCTCTGTTCTAGTCCACTCCCCGCGCGTTAGAATACATGTTACATCGGGGGAGCCAATACGGTCAGCGACGACTGCGGTAAACCTGAGGTTTCCATGCTCGTCTAGGTGCCACCTAGTATTGAACTCACAGCCATTACGAGTACTCATAAGATTCTGCAGCCCTACAAGGCAAGTCATGTCTTGGTCACTAGTATAAGTTCGGTCACCGCTAGCGCCGGGAAGTTCCTCCACAGACCCCGAAAACTCCTGTGCAAGCCTGTCAAGTCCGATCTTGCGGGCAATCTCGGTGTAGGGCTTACTACGGTACTCGCCGGCGGCTATATAATTCCGTGCCAGCCACCCCTCGGCAGGCTGCAAGCCCAACTCAATATTAGGGCCTGACCCATAAACTCTACGGTCTACCCATCCGGCCCACACAACATGCTGTGACTCTCGTGATTCAACGATGGCCGCCAGCACCGCTCTTAGCGGCTGTGTAGCCACCTGCCACAGCGGAGGGAGCCGGTCCGTGATAGGCAGCTCGAGAGACGCTTGGTCAGCTCGTCCCATGATATGGGAGATGCTCCCTTTTATGCGCGCACCGGGGAGCTCCGTAATAGCCCTCCCAGTGCGCTCAAAAGACACCCAGCGAATACCCATATCAGCCGTTATCCGTGGCGATCCAGTTAACGGTCACCTGGGCACCCGTATCTACAAAAACAGAGAACTCAGTCGCAGTAACATTATAAACCTTAGGCGTATTCCACCCAACAGCTCCGGATGCGGAGTTTATAGTAGTCACCACCACCGGAGGGGACTGAAAACGTCCAGCGGGAAAAGGCACGACCTTAGTATAGTTGCCATACCCTCCGGCAATAACAGAGCCAGCAGCCATCTGAGGCACCCTAGGCAGCTCGTCTTTATATGAGAGCTGCTTCCAAGCAGACCCGGTCCACACCAGAAAAGCATTCTGCTTAGCGACATAGATAGGGGTACCCGGGCGAAGCGCGTACCCAGATGGCGCGTTAGTACCGATCACGGGGATAACACCGCCAGCAGCAGCCGTATACTCTCGGATATCTGATACGACCACGCCACCAGACGATCTGACACGGGCCTCAGCTAGCGGCAGCACCCCCGCAGGAACAGCAGGCGCAGCAGGAGCGGGAGACGCCGTACCCCCGATGGCCACAGCCACGGTTTGATACCGTCCGGACGAATCCACGGACCCGTCTTCCACCTTGATCCCAATGAGATCTATTCTATCGTACGAGGGGTGCTTGGCAGCAAGGGTAACCGTGTTACTGGCACTACTAGAAACCCAGTACGACCCATTAGTACTCTGTGACGGAGTGACGACCCCGCACCCAGCCGACACCAAGACGTTCCCACCTGATGCTGACACCGAAAAGCCGGATATGACACCAGCACGGCACGCGCTTGTGTGGGTGTCATGCGTCATTGTCGCGCCCACAGCGGCCCGCCTAAAATCGGCTGGCTGGATAGGGATGCTATTACCAATAGGGACAACGGGGTCAAATGCCATTACATAATCTCCTTAACAATCACGGTTGCTCTACTAACTTGATTATACTCAGAAGCGCTATATCTGATAGTCCAGTAGCCGTCACTCAAACTTTCAGGCCACTCTCTGATAGATGGGATAGCCGGAGATGACCCGCCGAGCAGCGCAGACCTCCTGAGCGGGTCAACTACCAAGGTTTCACCGTATCCCAGGGTGAGCCCATCCCACGTTAGCACATACCCATCCTGACCTTGGGTGATCAAAATAGAGGGAGAAGTGACCAGACCCTTGATCTCTATTATTATACGAGCTGCATGCGGAACATAGACCGTCACTTCACCTGTGGTTGTAGTAGTGCCCCATTTGATCGGGAACACCCAAGGGAAAACCAACCCCCCAGAAACTCTGTGGAGCCCTAGCTCATATGTCTTTTGACCTGAAGTATCTAGCTCTCCATCAGGTCCTTGACCACCTTTGAACCACACCGGATCTGGGGCAGTTACTTGGGTAGCCCATTTGAATACTTTGGCCTCGTTAGACCATGTTATTGTAAGCTCTCCGCTGCGTAGGACCTGCATAGACTGCCATCCAGCAGCAGTAAGCACAGATACCCAGAAAAGGCCATCCCTAAGACTTTTCCGAAGCAACTTAATGGCGGACTGTGCATCCTCCGGCGTGTCCCCGATGTATGTTCCAGACAGTGCCCCGGACATAGCACCACTATACGGGTTTGTAATCCAGATTCCGTCCATCTGAGTACGCTGGCCAGACTGGTATACAGACGCAGGTAGGCCCCACAGGCCAACTTCCGATGCAACCCATTTATCCAGGTCATTAATATCGAGGCCCCGGACTACCACGTTCCTCATGCGAGCCTCCTGAGTGCCTGTGACACGGCCACCGCCGTGGAGTATGGGTCAACATTATAGGTATTTACATTAATACTACCACTATTCGAGTAGCTGCTATTAATCGTGGCACCAGAGCTATCCGGGATAATATCCCGTGCGACCTGAGCTACTCCGCGCGCCTTAGACTCAAGATACCCCTGCTGACCAGCTATGGAGTCGGCAAAATCTGTCACTATCGCCTCGCCGGAGTAGGTGACATACCCCCGGCCAGAGAAAGGCCCCCACTTAGCTGGGGAGAACGGCCACAGACCGCGCAGCTTAGACATGCCATCTGACACCCAGCCGGTGAGCTTATTCCAAGAGTTTTGGATACCTCGAAGAAAACCTCCCACCAGGGCCTCACCGGACCTGAGCAGAAAGTTACCCATGTCTCCGAGCGCGCGCATAATACCGTCAGGGATTCCAGATACAAAGCTTACTATGCTGTCCCACACCCCTTTGGCCCCCTCGAGGAACCTACCGGTGCTATCAACCGCAAACTGCCATAGCTGCGGGCCGAGCGCGGAAATAGCTGAGATAATCTTCCCTGGGAGTTCTGATAGCCACCTAACATAGCCCAAAAACGCGTCAATACCAGACTTTACGAAGGCACCGAACCACTCGACAGCCTTAAGCCAGAGGTCGCCAAGGAACGCCAGGCCATCAAGAATCATCCCAGGCAGGTTACCAATGAACTCACCTAGAAGGCCAAAACCAGCGATAGCCGCATTACTGAAATCCTCGGCCCATTTCATACTTCCAAGGTACTCAATGAATGCGTTAAAGCCGTCAACGATACCCTGCCAGAACTGTCCTACCCATGCTGCAAAAGCATTCCACGCATCGCCGACACCTGACCAGCAATTTGTCAGCCAAGCCACGCACTCGGCCCACACCCCATTGAGCCACGCAACCACCTGCTCCCAGTTGGTAATTAGTAGGTAAAGGCCAGCAGCAAGTAGACCGATAGCTGCCACAATCCACGTAATTGGGTTGGCGAGCATCGCAGCTGTAGCGCTCCAAATAGCCGCAGTCACACTGTATAGGCCTACCAGCACCACTCCGGTCAAGAGAGCCCCGAGTACGTTGAAAACCCAAGTATTCTGTGACACCCAGTCAGCAAGTTCCTGAAATTTAGGTATCAGTTCAGCTGTAGTATCTCCCAGCCAGGTAAACACCTGGGACCCAAGAGGCTCGAGCGCTTCCAGAGCCCGGTTCTTCAGGAGGGTCCACTGCTCGGCAAAGTCCATAGTCTCCTCGGCCAAGCCGAGAATGCTATCATCAGTAGACCCAATGGACTGCATCATGTCACCTGCGGATAGCGTCCCAGATTTCATAGCCTCCACGAATTGCATTGCGCCGCGAGTGCCGAAAATCTTAGACGCCAACTCGAGAGCGGCAGCCTCGTTGCCTTTGTCGAGAAACCCCTGAATCTCGGACGTAACCCTACTAAACGCTTGCTTCGGGTCCTCCCCCTTCTTAGCGAGAGTAACTAGACCCTTACTCAAAGCCGCCATAACAGCTGTTGAGTTCAACCCAGCCTTATCGAAAGCACCAACCATAGCAATGGTGTCCTCAAAGCTGAAGCCAAGAGTCTTCATGCTAGGAGCAGCCTGCTGGGCAGCAGACGCCAGCTCATTCATGCCCACACCGGTAGCCTGGGACACTCTAAACAGGTTATCCATAGCGTCAATAACCGCGTCACCCTGTATCCCAAAAGCCGAAAATGCCGCGGTGGTTTTCTGGATATTGACATCTTGTCCCAGAAGCCTGCCGGCCTCGAGATACTGAGAAGCTACCTTCTCAAGGGTGTCTCCGGAAAGCCCAAGCCGGGTATTAAGGTCGGCCACCGTCGACCCGATCTTGGAATACTCCGCAGGAACGGACCGGCCAATTCTCTTGGCCACCTCAACCATACCCTCGAGGGCCTCACCAGACGCGCCCGTACCGACCCGAATAGTGTCGTTGACGTCGTCAAAAACTGACCCTACCTCATACAGCCCCTTACCGAGTCCAGCTAGCAGGCCTCCAGCAAGAGCGGGCATAGCCCAGCCTTGTAGACCTTCAGCAAGACGCTCAGAAAGCTTCTTGCCACCCTCGGATCCCGCCTTATCAGAAGCCCCGGTAACAGCCTCCGTGATCTCGTCGGTAATTTTTTTTTCAGCACCCTGCATAGAAGGTACAAGCTGAAAATATCCAGTAGCTAGTTCAACACTACCCATTAGTCCACCACTCCTCGAAAGCCTCTGGAGCTATTGGGTCTGCCCCAAATCGCTTAACTCCCGTGTCGTCCTCGCCGGGCCGCTTAATAGGCTTAGGCTTAGGAGAATTCCTGTTTCCTCCGCGCTGCCAGTTACCAGCATTAAGGAGGTCTACTACATTGGCCATCATGTAGTCTGCCACAGCCCAAGGGGCGCCCAATTCGGCAGCTAGATGCGACCCGGGTTCAGCTGTGTATATGACGGCTTTGAGGTCGGACCACGTAAAGCGCTCCGACCCCAAATCCCGTACCCTTAGGCCCCTGCGAATAAGCTCACCCTCCACAGCAACATAGTGAGCCATCACGATAGCCAGGAGCCCTACTATTCCCCCGCAGAAATACCGGAGTGGTCAGCCCAAGCTTTCATGAGCTCACCGGCCTGTACCTCGTCAATCTTATCCAGAATACCTGGGCAGTACCTGTCGAGAAGCTTAACCTGAGCCTCTGCCGCAGCTGCCACATCCTCCGGCTTCGGCTCGCGCTTACGCCTCTGAGCCTCGGCCAGCGGTTTAGCGGCTTCAGACAAACCCATCCGCACGCCAACAGGCAGCCGGTTAAGATTGGGGACCTCGTAGATCTTCTTCTCTCCGGGGAGCTTGAACCTAAATTTCTCGCTCTGCGTAATATCAGAGCTGCTCAGCTCGAAAACGTCGCTCACGCCGAAACCACCCCGTCGTCGAGGAAGATGTAGATAGAGTTTCCGCTCTTATCGGGGTAACATGACAGCGTAACAGGCCATTTAATAGCGTCCGTAGCGCTAAAGGTAATCGTGTCCGTAGCAGTGACCTGACCATCTGGGACGAAGATCAAGATCTTCGCATTGCCGTCCTTCATCTTGAAGTACCAACTCTTGTGGGGCAGCTCGTCGGCCTTGATTTTCACCGTAGTACGGGTTCCGGTTGAAGAGGTGGCCTTAGTTACCTCAACATTGGACTCTCCAGCGAAATTCTTCAGAGACTGCTCGTTAGTCTCCAGCTGAGTCCACTTCAACTCACCGGAGAACGTCTCAAGGATCTTCTTGACTACCGTTCCGGACCAATCTTTGATGTCGTTTGTGGACCGGTCCACTGTCAGCTCTAGACCATCCTCAGACACATAGCCCGCGTCCACAGCCTCTGACGGGATTGTGTCGCCCGCATGTGTCGGGGCGGTCTGCTGGAGCTTCGGAGAAGCCAAGATAGCGCCAGTAACGGCCTGATCAGGCCGGCCGGCGAAAATGTTCAGGTTATTAACAGCCATTTCTCACCTTCCTAAATAGAGATACCGGCCACATGTAGCCGAATAGCGAAAGAGTACCTAGAGACACCAGTCTGCGGGTCGGGGTCAGGGTACGGCGCCACAGCAACCCTGCAGTGATGGCATGGGTACTTCCCAACCCAGCCATCTAGCGGGAGCTGTTCAAGCAGCTGGAGTACGCGTTCAGCTAGCCTGAACGCTCCCATATCGTCCTGTGGGGTAGTTCCCCAACATGATATAGATATCTGATGCACAGAGCGGCGAGGATCTAGTATCTCTCCGCCGGTGGAGCGGACTACAACTAGTGTAGACTTTCCGATCCTGTCGGCTTTACCAGCTGCCCGGATGCCGTCTTTTGAGTTCAGAAACCGGATTACCGCCGTCTCCACGTCTGGGCGGATAGACACACTCAAGATAGACCCCCGAAAGCCGTAGTAAGTACCTTATCCTCTGCCTCCATTATATGACCCTTTTTGGTCTTAGCCCTAACTGTAACCCTAGATCTATGCGCGCCGTCGTATTCGGAATACTCGAAGTCATCATCACCGGCTTGCGCAACCATTTGCTCACCCCAAGCCCGAAGCTTGTCCTTAACCTCTGGGCTTTTACGCATGGCATCGAAAGCCTCGTAGTTGAACTCTAGCTTAGTAAGGGCTCCGGCCATATCAGTCAGCCCCCACCAGAAACATGCACATATGGTCCAGAATCGACCCCGTGTCCCACACCTGGGGGTTGGCGTCGACACGATATTTAGGGACCTCCTCATCGGCCCAAACCGCGTCGAACTTACCGGAATAGCGCGAGACAACATCAGCTGTCAGAACTACCACATAATCCCATCGGAGGATGGAAGTACCTGCCGGGAGCCACGCGGTATAAGCTACCTTGCCGTCACCTTGATATGATCCCTCGAGGCCATCCATCAGACCTGGCTGGACTGAGCACCCTGGGACAATTGCACGGGTAACAACCTTCCCGTACTCCCACTCTCCGCGATCGTTCGTCTTTCGCTCAGGAGCCCCGACGATGATCGTATTAGTCATCATCCTGACGATACTCATGGTCGCCCACTAAGGATGTACGGGGCCAGCACGCGCCGCACCCCAGCACTGACGTCCAGCTGACCTCCGGCGGTCCCGTACGAGGCCGAGATAGACCCTACAGCCTCTTGAGTCCTACCAAGAGGGCTAGCCCACGATGCCAGGACCACAGACATCACAGCGCTCGCCACAGCGCCGGGAACCTCGTCATAACCGTGAGTCATGGTGACTTGCACAGCGCCGAGACGGCAGGGAAGCTCCTCACGAACCTCCACCATTCCTCGAGGGGACCACCCATCAATAGCCAGCTCACGTCCATCTACGGCCACCGTAGGGCGGCTGACCAGACGCAGAGTTGGCAATACCAACAGCCGACCCCCCCGAGTATCCATGATTACCGTATGGGTCTCTACCCCAGCGATATGCCACCCGCAGACATCCCGAACCGTGTCGGAGGCACGATCGATCCAGCCCTGAAGCCCAGGGCTGGACGCAGGGACCCGGCCCAAACTGGCTTCCGCCAGCTGGGCCGGTGTTACTAGGGCACTACTTGGCACGTGACTTGGTTTCCTTTTCGGCGTCCCCTGCTGCGTGCTGGGAGGCAACACCAAGGCGCTCTGCGTCCTCTGGGGACAGCTGGATTGTCACCGGCGCACCATGCAACAAAATATCATATATGTCCATACTCACTGCGACAAATCCACCTTTGCAAAACCAAGCGGCTTACGCACAGCCAGAAGTGCACGACGCTCGATACGGGTCGTCACAATGTTGTTAATGAAGGTATCGCCATGTGACACAGTGGACTCGACCCGAATGCCGCCTCGTTTGTAGAAGGTCGCACAAGTCTTGAATGCGCCGACCACAGCAGTTCCTTTAGGAATAGCCGAGGTAACAACAGTATTCAGCCCCCACACATTCGGGAACAGGTTTACTCCGCCCTGAGAGGCGTAGGCCGGTGCGAAAATCCCACCGCCATAGTACTGGTCGTTCTTGTCCTTGGCGAGACGCAGAGTAGTGTAATCCTCGACGCTCATGATAATACCGTCAGCTGTGTAGTCTGCAGCCCTAGCAACTGCCGAGGCCGCCTTGAAAATAGCATCGGCAGTTGTATCGGTGCCCTTAGTAAGAGCCTGAATACCAGACGTGCTCAAGATGCCACGAATATTAGCCCCATTACCGTCGCCATTAACCAGCGCCTTTTCCTCAGCAAGCTCGAGCTCATAAACTCCTCGCCCGTTAATTTCGGAAACGAGGAACGCGAAGTCTTCGAGCATTTCATCCGAGTACTGGATGACACCAGCAATCTTTTTGTAAGCCTCAGTGACCAATTCCGGGTCAGCCATGTGGATCTGAGGCTTCTTCTTGCCCTCTTCCACGGCTCCCACGGAGCCCTCCAACTGCTCCTCACGGAGCCACGACACAGCCGAGGTGTCGGTAGAGCCTTGCTGGAAAAGCTCGCCGACCTGAAGACGGGTACGGACGGTTTCCAGACCTGGAATGTACTCCGTTGAATATGGCAGAGCCCCGGAAGGAGTAGTATGCGGGTCGGACGCAGTTTTAACGCCCAACCACTCAGGCGCCGCAGCAGAGCCCGTCCGGCCCTTCATGCCGGCCAGCTGCGCACCGATAGACTTAACCACATGCTCGCCGAGCGACTTAGCGGCAGCCTGAGATCGGTCCTCAGGGGTCTCCCCGCCGAGGCCTCGGATAGAGTCCATCAGGCCCTTGCTCTCCTGCCATGCGGCAAGAGTTGATTTCGCGTCGGACAGCTCTGCCATCCACCCCTTAACGCGGTCGACATTATCGCCGAAGCCGCCCTTTTCAAGCGCCTCATTGGCGGCCTTCTCGATCTTTTCATTCAGGCCCTTGATATGGGCCTTCAGTGCCTCGATATTCACTGATTCTCCTTAATGCCCAGCAGGGCCAAAACTTCGCCCACAGGGATTCCTGCGGACTTCTCTTCATTGCCGGGATCTTCGTCACCATAGGCGTCCAAAAGCTCCCCAAGGGCTTCATAAGCCCTTCTAATCAAATCTAGGTTCTTAGCTGAAATAGCTCGTCCAGCCTTCACCTCAGTAATCATCGCCTCTGGGTTTGCTGGGATCGGGACGACTGAGATCTCATACAGCTCAAGCTCTTTAAGCTCATAGCCTTTTCCGGACATCTCCGCGTCAAGAACGCTGTACCCAAAACTCAGGGAGTCAAGACGTCCGTCCTTAAGCTGCTCGTAGACGATTCGACCGTAAGTATCCCCGGAAAGGTCGAGCTTCGCCTTGAAGAACAGCCCGCGCTCGTCCTCATAAAGCTCCATGGCAAAGCCAATATTAGCTTTTGGGTCCTCCATATTATGGCCGTAAAACACCGGGATAACTTTCCCGGTATCTTTAATCTTCTCAAGGAATTTCGAGAAAGCCCCCTTAACAACAATATCGCCATAGGAGTCAACATTACCGAAAACAGAGGCGTGCCCGCTAATTACCCCCTCTTCAAGGTATACGGACTTGACATTCAGCTCAACCGACTTTTTTCTCACGACCAGTTCACCACCACTTCACAGTTACAATTAGCTACCTCAGCCGGGTCCCCGGAGGAAGAGTCGCCAGGCCACCTCAAACCGTTAGAAAATTCATCATCCAGTCCGACAGTCTCTCCGTTAATGGAGGCATGTTCAGCCCTTGGATTAGAGCTTGTAGTAACCCACGTTTTAGTTACAGCCCCATTCTGACGACCAGCCTCCATACGTCCCCACGAATAGTCCCACAGAGCGAGCCCCAATCCAAACACCTTAGCTGCCTCGTCACCATGGTCAGGAGAGTCCTCCCAGGCCTGCTCCACCCCCTCGGCCCGAGCCTCAAGGTAGTCCTCGGTGCGGTCGACGTCGTACTCACCAGAGCCGTGCTCACGCACAACGCCGCGACCGGCACGGGCAGTAGCCTCAAGACTAATCGCCTTCAGCTTCTTGACCCTACCGGCGTCTTTAGAGCTGCCCGAGAGCACGCCCGTATACTCTCGGGCAACCCCTGCAACCCAGTCAGGCAGAGACCTACCCGACTTAGACCGTACCCCGGAGCCGGAGGGTACGGAATCCTGTGGGCTAGCCTGCCCACCAACCAGCACGTTTAGCGGGGTGACAATATCGTCACCTCCGTCCACAGCTCGCAGGTTGAGACGCGCCCTAGCCTCATTGGCGCTCATGTACGGCCGACCTACGGAGGACTGCAGGAACTGGGCTTGGGCCTCAAAATCACCCTGAAGCTTCTCGGCAACGTTGAATTCCAGATAGATGCCTTCCTCGGCCCCCATTATCGGTAGCAGCCAAGCATTGAATGCCGACTCAAGCTGCGCAATAATTGGGCCGAGGGTGTCGCCATAAAGCATCTTCCGGAACTCACGCACGTTGGAGTAGTTAGCGTTGTCCAGCACCCCAACCATGGTCGGGTTAATATGGAAAACACTGGCCACAGTGGTGAAGGACAGCTTAAGGCCCTCAATATACTGCTGCTCATTAGCGGTAAAGTCGACCCGCTTAAGGGTCATGCCGTCCTCAAGGATGGGAGTCCCGCCGACCCTCTCCCCGTTACCAGTGTACTTAGCGTACCAGTCCTCACGGAATGTCTCACGGGCCGCGTCAGACCACCTAGGAGCCCCGACAGGACGTTCCAGAACAGAAGACACACGGCCACCCCGAGCCCACAGCTGCCGACGGTATTTCATTGCCTGAATCTGCTCGGCAAGGACGTCCTTTAGGGCGTCAATAGCCGGGCTGACCCCAGTGACACTTGAGGGGCTATACCCCTCAATAGCCACAATCTTTTCTCGCGGGACAGTAGTCCCGGTGCCGCTACCCCAGCCAATCTGGTACTCGGTAATACCAAGCGCGTCTTTCTTGGATTGAGTAACCCACACCGGGGGGACACGGTAGATCTCCCACCCGTGAGGCCCATCATACGGCAGCATAAAAGCCCTATCGTATAGGGCAAGATCTACGACGATGCCGAAGATCATGTCGTACATTGTCATAGTAGGATTGGCCCGCTTACCGCTAAGCCACAGTCCGACGGGTGAGGTAGTGTCTCGTTCCCGGTCCGTAGAATTCACCCGCTTGTATGCATGTAGTCCAAGATGTGCAATGTTCCGACCGAGGAACGAGACAACAGTTCTGAGATGCGGCTGTGTCTTGTACATCTGAGAGGCACTCATGCCATTAACAGCACGAAGTGCCTCGTCAAGATCATAAGAAACTCCGCCAATGTAGACAGACGTGGCAGACCCGCCAAACCGCTTACGCAGCTTGTCCAGAAGTCCCACTAGATGGCCTCCACTCCACCTGTCTCATAAGAAGAACTAGCTTCATTGTACATCATCTGCACATAAATGGAAGTGACAAGAGCACTCACACCGTCAATTTTTCCGCGAGATCGGACTTTATCGGGCTTAACATTGCCTGAAGCATCCACATGCGGAACCAAACACGAAATCATCCACCTAAGAACCGGGTCTCCTCGATGGTCAATAAGTGGTGGGTCCGACAGTACTCTCCGTTTAAGCTCCTTAGTCGGAGACGACAAGGTGACAGCCCCCTGGCGAACCTTCTCCATAGTAAGCCCGTCCTCAGCCAGCTGGTTCGTCAGATGGGTGCTGTTCCACGGATCGAAGCCAATGCTACTAATCCGGTACTTTTCAGCGTCATCATTTATGTGCTTACGGATAAAATCGTAGTCAGTAACGTTACCGGGAGTTACTGTGATCCAGCCCTGACGGACCCAGTCGGTGGCGGCTAGCTCAGTCATGTGGTCCAGGCGGTCTAGAGCGGCCTCAGGGAGCCAGTAATGGCCCCACACGCGGCTTGTACCGTCCTCCATTGGACATGTGTACATCAAAGCACATAGGTCGGATACAGCCGCCAGGTCCATCCCCCCATAAACGACTGCACCAGCCATGTCATCCGGTGTCCAATCGCCGCTACCAGCGCACTTATCCCAGTCCTTAACCTGGATGAATGCCTCTTTCTGGTTGGCCCTAATTCCGAGATGTAGGCGCTTAAAGGTCGCCCTATCGGCCGCATTAGTGCGGGCCTTATCAGCCTGAGCCCTCATAAAGTCTGGGCTAGGTGTTTCGGGGTAGAGCGGATTGGCGGCGTCCCACACCGCCTCGTCATAGATATCCGCATCATCGGGCGCGGCCCACACCGCCCCATACATCCTGGGAGCATTGAAGTCGCCTCTAGCGACACCCTCGATCATTGACCTACGCTTGTCGTAGGGAGTGTGTATACGACCTTCATCGGCCGTTGTGATGATCATAGAGATCGGCTGCAGTCGGGCACCTGAGCCCGACTCCAAGGCTTCCAGCAGTACGCCATCCTTATGGACGTGCAGCTCATCGCATATGGACGCGTGAGGGTTAGTACCATGAGCTAGCTCTCCCCGAGAAGACACCACCTTTATAACAGATGATGTCTTCGGCTGTCGGATCTCATTTGTAACTGTTTTCACTCCGGCTTTTTGAAGCAGAGGAGAGTATGTGGCAAGGTCATGAAGCGGCTGGAAGCAAGCCTTAGCCTGGTCACGGGAAGCCGCCCCGATGATTACCTCAGCTCCACCCTCGCCATCGCCGAAAGCCATTGTCATAGCGATAGCGCTGGCAAGAGTCGACTTAGCGCCCTTACGGGGCATCTCAATAAACACTTCACGGCGCAGACGAATCCAGCGCTCAGCAAGCTCATTCCACACCTGCCAGCCAAACAACGGGGCAATGATGTATGCGATCTGTGTGGCCGCCAGCTCCAGGGGCTTCCCAGCCCACCTGCCTTTAGTGTGCTTCAAGCAACCAATGGTCTTAATCACCCTGTCAACGGCTTTAGGGTTGAACCTAACCAGCTGCCCATCCACCTCCTCAGGTGGATTTGGGGTACGCCAAAGGGGCGGCTTGAGCCGCCCCTCAATCCCCCTAGAGCTGAGATACCATTCAATCTCCTCCTCGAGCGGGGCTGCGAAGTATTTGTCAGACAAATGGGTTAAATTCCTCAGAGTCCGACTTCCTACCCTGACGTGATTTCGGCGTCAACCTCAGCTCCTTCATGATTGCCATAGCCGCTCCTGAATGGAACCTCATTGTACTCTCCGCAGGACTTTTTGCCAAGCGGTTATGACCGCCGTCGTGTACTGAGACAGCACCTGCCTCAATCATTTCGTTACTAGCCATACGTACAACGTGCAAGTGGCGGATGAGCATCTCCAACGCCCACGAGTCCGCCAGGGTAAGGTTCCCTAGGCTCTCTTCTGACAGAGTGTGCATGAACTGTCGCCAAAGATCTGAGAGTACCGGACTTGCCTTAACCATTGCGGGCATTTCAGGTCCGGGAGTGTTTACTTCTTTACCTGAAATGTCGTATTCTTTCAATTCACTATCATCAATTATGCGCATTTAAAGGCTCCACTTCTCACATAAACGGATTTTTAGGCATATCA